TATTAATATGTATAGACCTAATCCACGTCTATACTATAAATTTTGCCCTATAATAGTTAATTTAACATTTTATTGCGTTTACGCTATGTTAGATTATTCATCATACATAAACGCAACTAAGACATTTTTTGTGACAAAGGTGTTTTTGCACTTAACTAATGAACCAGATGTGCCAAGAAATGCGCCTCATCCGTCGTTAAAGACTTTGACCTTGTTGATGCTGTTAAAATAGTTTTAATAACTTGCCTTATAACAACCGGTTTACCATTATGATAACCTATGTCCCTTGATAAAAAGTTACCGCGCATATAGTCCACCTTAGGACTTTTGGCCACGAGACCTAGGCCTTTGACACAAGTTTAATTTTTTGGTGAGAAAAATACCATTAACTATTATACATAACGTTACCTATGTGCCTTATTCTTAAACATAGATATAACATCATCTCCACTGTAAGCACTTATTTGTTAGGAACGATATTACTTAAAAATTTATTACATATTAATATTTATATGACCATGCTTTTAAATGAACCGCACAAAATATGGGAGTAATTGATATGATAAATTACGGCCGGTACCACAACAAGATGTACATGTAGGGTGTCCTGAGTAAGTCGTACCGTATAAACACCCCTAACCTTTAAATAAATTAACTTTTTTAAAAGAATATTATTGCTTGAAATCCACTTAAGTATTACCGACCCAATAATATATATTTTAAAGGTTTACATCGCCTGTAATCAGTTTTTACCTAAATAAAGCTTAGTACAAAGTACGATCAAAACACATTCTCAAAAAAGCATGCTGGGTTGAATCATAATTGGAATAATCCATCTAGAATGTAAAAGGATGTGTTTTGATATGTGAAAAATGTTTTTTAACCTGCTATGGTGATTTTGCCAAGAACATTTAAGGTAAAAATTTTTTTAAAGCATTAGTAACAAACCAAGACACTGCCCCAACCTGCGCACGTATTGCAAACGATGGACAAATGATCAGTCGTGTTTTCATTTATTGCCGTGTACTTGTATTATTGGTAGGGTTTACAAAATGAGCATGTGATTAACCAGTTTTACACATTAATTGAAATTTTTATACGTTATTAATTATTTTATCCCATACCTTACGATAAATTTTAGCCTTTGTACTATTTTTTACTGCCACAGCTTTTAAATATTATTATTTATTTACTATAACCCCACCCTGTTTCTTGATATCACTAACTATTGATTAAAC